GACATTTCTTTTCGTACAGTATCGAATTCACCTTGTAACTTACTTCTTTCTTCAATCAAATGTTCTTTTGATATAGACATAATATTCTCCTTTAATTATATATTAAGCGTTAATTGTAGCGCCGTTACCTTCAGCCATTACATACCACTTTGAATTTTTGAAAATCAAAGTTACTGTTTCACCAGGTTTATCAAGTGTGATAGATGAATATCCACCTCTATTTGTTGGTGTAATTGTAATTGCATTTGTGCCAGATGTAGATGTATTAATAATAGTCTTAATCTGACCTGCTACGCCATCAGCTAATGCACCTGAGTGTGTTGCTGATGTAGCATTAATTTCAGTTACGGCAGTAGTTACATTGATAGCTGTTGCTGATGAACCGTCTGCTGTAATTGTTTGTGAAGTTTGTGCTAAACCTAACCAAGTAGGAATATAATTAAAGATATTTGATGCTGATACTTTTTTGTTAATAGGTGTACCACTTGGGTCATCTACAACATGGAATAAGTCAACACCTGCTAAAGCTGTACCTAAATCGGTCAGCTGTGTGATTTTCTTGTCTGCCATTTTTCATTCTCCTGTTAACCCTCTTTTGAGGGAATGCTACTGTGAGTAAATTCTCACATCACTTTATTCATATAGTATTTATAAAGAAAAAGGGAGCCGAAGCTCCCTAATTCAATTAAGCGGCGTCTGTTAACGCTACTAAAGTTTGATATTGTGTTCTACCGTTTCTTCCGCCAGAACCTTCAATTTTCAAATTCCAACCTGCATGAGCGGCACCAGCTGGTACTTCACCATCTGCGTAGTTGAATAGACCAATAGTTTGGCCTGTAATAAAATTATCTGCTGTCGCATCTTCAAACAAATCTGTTTGATTTGCTGTTGATTGCGCTGTGTTTAACTGCATTAACGCCCATAGCGGTGAGCTACCTGCGTCATCAGCTTTTCCCCAACTTGACATATTATTCTCTCCCTTTAAGTTAAATTAATGGTACTCAATTTGTTTATATAGTACCACTATTTATAAGGGAAAGTGATTAGAAACCGAGTTTCTTCAACTCGGCGATTACTTGATTAGCGTTTTTGAATGTGATTCCGATACCACCTCTTTGAGTAAACTCTTTAGTGTTCTTATCGTAATCATCAATTAGAATGGCAGGTTGACCAGCCACTTTAGCATAGTCTTTCTTTTGACTTCTCATAACTAGATTGATTTTACTTCTATCAATTCCAGCTTTAGTCATAGCCCATTTTGCTTTTCCAGGAATGCAATTTGGGTCGTGTGCGTGTTCTACATAAGCACTTAGAATATGAGGGTCATACTTCTTAACAAAGTTTAGAAGTTTCTTTCCTTCATTGTTCCAAGGAGCAGTAGACCAGAAATCTTTCCTTGCAATAACTGGATCCCACCTAGCTTTTCTGTCTTGTTTTACCCATTGATTAATAGGCATTTTGACAGTATCAACTAACTGTTTCTCAAAGTCAACAAGGACACCATCCATATCTAAGTATATTCTTGGTAGGTTTTTCATAGTGTTTTGTCCTTTTCTATTTTTCATTTTATACTATATAATAACATACTTGGACCTATTTGGCAAGCACTTTATTAGACAAATTGTCGCACTTTTGCCTTTTAAAACCGTTGAAAAACAGTGACTTATACTAGGTAGCGTATTTTATTTCAGGCTTAGTTTCGATTTCAGATGGTTTTTCGCCAGTATCAGTAGTTTTTTTGTTCTTATTTAACTCTTCCTCTTTCTTTTTTTCAGCATTAGTTATGGCTTCTTCTTTCTTCATCTTATCTCTAAGATGTTTGTATGCCACACCTACTTGTAAAAGAGGTTCACCTGTTTCTGGATTAACCCTTTGTTGAACCTGTTTAGACTTTTCTTGTTCAATCTTTTGTTTTAAAAGTTGTACTTGGTCTTTTGCTTTTTCTACTTCAGCCTTTGCCTTGTCAGCAGATTCCTCTTCTTTTTGAGCAGTCTTAATTTCATTATCTTTTTCTTTTGCAATAGCTAAAGCATCTGGTTCTTTCTCAACTTCTTTTTTGTCATCTTTTTTTTCAGCAGCTTCTTTCCACATTTTGTTTAATGTTTCTCTCATAGAAAGAGGTTTAACAACTTCTTTCTCACCTTTAGCATCTAGTTGAGATTGGTTTTGTGCCTTCTTAGTTGACATATGAGTTTCATCAAGTTCTTTTTCTTCGTTAGCTTCATTAGCTCTCATCAATGCTTTTTTAACATCTGGATGGTCAGCTAAACCTGGTGTTACTTTGTTAATTGTTTTAACTGCACCAGAGTAATTACCTGCTTTGTAACGAGGGTCATTTAAAATACCATACGCTTGTTTAATTTGAGCACTAGAAAAATTAGTTTTCTTTGCACTATTTCCTTGAGGACCTGAACCAGGACCACCTTCTTTCACTTCTTCTTTCATTTCTTTTTTCTTCTCATCTGAAGAATGACCGAAAGATTTGTGTACAAGGTTGTCTAACTTCTTGTGAAATTTATCTATTTCTTTAGAAGTAGCCTGTTCATCTTTTGCGTTATGCATCTTGTCAATCTTATTGAAAAATGCTTTCTTTTCAGCAGGTGTCATTGAACCAATGCCTTTACCTGTTTTGTCTAATTCTTTTTTAAATTTATCTTGGTAGTCGCTTTCTAAAACCTTTGAAGATAGTTTTGTGATTACTTCTTCAATGCTACCGGGTCTTTGTTTTAAGTAACTCATTTATTTACTCCCTTTTACTTTGGCAGCTAAATCTTTGTCAGCGCCTCCCCAAGTTCCTGAGGATTTTGTTACGAATGAATTTACACGAGCTAAAGCCCATTGTACTTGTGTAGCGCCTGGTCGGTGTCCACCTCTCCAAGCTGCCATACCCCTATCATATACCTGTTTCAATACTGAATAAGGCATACCTGTTTCATCTGCTTTTTTTCTCACAGCTGAAATACTTTCATATACTGCTTTTGCTGGGTGTTCTTTGTCTTCTTTTTTAAGAATAGATTTTGCAATCTCGTGGCCTTTAGTGATAGTAGATTTCTTTAATGGTGGTTCATCACCTTTCATTTTCTTTGCTTGTGCCATACCAATAGCATATGCACTGTCTTTATCTTTAACTTCTTCACCTAAAATGCCTTTTACAACTTTTACATCCATCTTTAATTCTTTTGCAATATCAGCAACAGATTTACCGTCTTTTTGCATCTGGTCAATCTTACTCATCATACCTTCAATTACTGGTGGAAAAGGAGAACCTCCTGCTCTACCAGATAAGTATGCTCTTAAAGCAGCCGCTGTAGTAGGGTCAATCTGTTTGTTGCCAAACATTTCACCTAGTTCTTCATCTGTATATTGTTTATACAGTTCGTTAATTTCTTTCAATTCACCTACTGCAATATCAACACCTTCTTTTCTTAATCCAATAAGTTGTTGTGCTTTGTAATTATGTTTAGAAATTAATCTTGCACTTGCCATAGATGATATAAAAGGAATGTCTGCTTTGTATAATTTCTCTAAGTTGTCTTTATTTTTATCTAACTTATCAAACATTGCTCTCATCTTATTAGCATTGTCAATAGAAATTCTTTTATCTTTTAAAGGACCATATGCTTTTTTAAGTTGTGCAATCTGAGCATCACTAAAGTTTTCTTCTAATTCAAATTCTTCATTTGCATTATCTGGATTATACTCCATATAGTCTGCAACCGAATTGATATAGTCTTTTGCTTTTGTAATTTTAGATTGTACCCAAGCTTCTAATGGATTGCCTTCGTCAGATTTGCCTTGTAAGATAGAGGATAGTTTTAAGGCTTTATCTGAGATAGCTTCTAATTCACCACGAGCCATAGAAATTTCGTGGTCTTTATCTTCATTAACTTCTTTAAACTTAATGCCAGGTTTTAAAGTGTCCATTGTAATCTTAATGTCTTTAACACCATCTCTTTTAAGTTGTGCCATTTTCTTTTCAGCATCTGCGTGTGTTTTAAAAGGCACAGCAAATCTTTTACCGTTTGCTGGGTCTAAAAATCTTACCGTATGAGATGTTAACTCATTTAAGTGGACAGCTTTCATTGCTTCTGCCATTGTTTGTCTATATCTACTCATGTTCCTCTATCTCTATAATTAGTTCACCATTTCCTTTATGTAAACGGTGATATGTTTCTTTTTCTATTTCTAATAAATGGCCAGGTTTCATTTCAAATGGTAGTTCATTGTCCATTTGTAATTTCCAACCATCACTCTTCAATACTTTAATAGTCCTGTTTTTAGCATCTCTATGCCAAATCAGTTCTTCACTTTCTGCATTATAAAAAGTTCTAACAAACTTCGCATCAAATAAATTCAATTGGTCTTCGTATGGTTTTACCAATAGAAGTTACCTCCACCTGACAAACCTAAACTCTTCGCATATCGTGGTAAATTACAAGCCCAATATGCAGCTTTAGTTTTGTCTTTCTGCTGGTCACATCTGTGTCTAGCAGCGAAACTCTTTCTTGCTTCAGGATTATTTAACTTAACTTTTAATCCTGTTGTATCGCCCCAAGTAACTTTCTTAATCTTGTCACCATCACGGACAAATACATAAAACTTTTTCGGTCCACCTTTTTTTGGTTTATTCAATGGCGGATTCTTCTCATCTTCTTCTTGTATTGGACAATCTAAAGGTACTTTTCCACCTTCAAATTCACCAAACTCACCAATATCTGTTTCTAGTAGTGTCTTATCCCAACTAGATAACTCAGTTAAAAGGCCTTCTTTATATAATTCTCTTGCCTCTCTAAAGAGTTTGTAAAATTCTTCACTATGTACTCTATAAATATTTTCAGCAAATGGTATATTATTTTCTACATGATAATGTACCGATTTTGAAATACTATCTTTGTAATCTTTAAAACTTAACATTAATATACCTTTTTCTTTCTTATATTTATAAGATTTTAGACTGGTGTATATAGATAATCTATATCAGACCTTTCAATAGTTGACTTGGCATCTTCAATTGTTTCAACCAATGCCTCACCACCTAAGTTAA